GGTCATCCGAAGGCTCGATGTTTAGCTAGGTACAACCCTGAGACTTTATTGGGAACAGCGAGTCAGGCAGTATTACAACGACAGGGACCCCAACCCGCTCTACTTTTAATGCGCTTAAATCAACTTAAAGTCAATTAAAGCTGAATGTTGATAACTAAGGCTGAAGCTGCGCGGATAGTGGGGGTTAGCGGCCAAGCTGTTGCGCAAGCTATTAAGCATGGCCGAATCAGTGTTGTCGAGCAAGACGGCAGGCAGTGGATTGAGCGTGACGGATTGGAGCAGACGTGGGCAGAGAACAGCAGGAAGCGGATGCCAAATATCAGGCAACATCGTCCTGGACCGACTGTTGAGAGACGCACTGAGGAGCTGCCTGATTACAACGAAAGCCGTGCAAGGACGGAGTGGCTGCGTGCTGAGCTGATGGAGTTGGAGCGCGCTGAGAAGGAGGGCGAGCTGGTGCGTGCTGACGAGGTGTCTAAGGCTTGGGGTGACTTAGTTGCGATAACGCGAACGAAGATGATGGCGGTCCCGTCGAAGGCGAAACAGCGCATACCGGAGATCCCGGCGGATGCGTTCGTGGCGCTTGAAGAGATTGTGCGTGAGGCCTTGGAGGACTTGGCTAATGGCTGACATTGCTGAGCTGATGCGTGGAGCTTTAGAGGCGTTCCGTCCGCCGGAGAAGCTGACGCTGAGTGAATGGGCTGATCGTTATGCGTTCTTGTCTGCTGAATCGAGTGCTGAGGCAGGCAGGTGGCACACGCTGCCGTATCAGAAGGGAATGATGGACGCGGTGACTGATCCAGCTGTGGAGCAGATCACGGTGATGAAGTCAGCGCGTGTGGGTTACACCAAGATGATCAACCACGCGATTGGTTATCACGTCCATCAGGACGCTTGTCCGATCATGGTTGTGCAGCCGACTGTGGAGGACGCGCAGGGCTATTCAAAGGAAGAGATTGCCCCGATGTTGAGGGACACGCCTTGTCTGGCTGGCTTGGTGAGTGAGTCGAAAGCGAAAGACGGAAGCAACACAATTCTGCAGAAGAATTTTCCCGGCGGCACGTTGTCGCTTGTCGGCGCTAATTCACCGCGTGGCTTTAGGCGTGTCAGCAGAAGGATTGTGTTGTTTGATGAGGTTGACGGTTATCCGGCGTCAGCTGGATCTGAGGGTGATCAGATCAAGCTGGGCATCAAGCGGACTGAGTATTACTGGAATCGCAAGATTATTGCCGGCAGCACGCCAACGGTGAAGGACTTCAGCCGCATCGAGCGGATGTTTGGTGAGTCAGACCAGCGCAGGTATTACGTCCCTTGTCCTGACTGCGGGCACATGCAGTACCTGAAGTGGGCGAACATCAAGTGGATTGACAACGATCCGGAGACGGCGGCTTATGCGTGCGAGAGCTGCGGCACGTTGATTCCGCATAGCAAGAAACGCTGGATGGTTGAGCGCGGCGAATGGCGAGCTACTGCGCCGGGCAACGGCAAGCACGCTGGTTTTCACATCTGGGCGGCATATAGCTATAGCCCCAATGCTCGGTGGGCTGATCTTGTTGCTGAATTTTTAGAGGCCAAGTCAAACCCTGAGGCGTTGCGGGTGTGGATCAACACGACGCTGGGTGAGACGTTCTCTGATGACTATGCGAGCGCGATGAGCGCCGACGTGTTGTTGGAACGTTGTGAGGACTATGAGGAGGGCACGCTGCCGGCCGGCGTGTTGTCAGTGACGATCGGCGTTGACGTTCAGGGTGGCGGCGGAACGCTGAACGAACGTTTGGCGGTGAGCGTGTGGGGCTGGGGCCGTAACGAGGAAGCCTGGCTGATTCAATACCAAGAGATTGCAGGCGATCCGACGCAGGCTGCGGTGTGGAAACAGCTGGATCAATTTGTGATGCGCAAATGGCCGCATGAGCTGGGCGGCAGTCTTAAGGCTGACTTCACCGCTGTTGACTCTGGCGGTATGGCGACCAGCGAGGTGTATCAATACGCAAGAGAACGCAAGGCCCATGGTGTTATTGCCATCAAGGGTTTGAGTCAGCGGAACAAGCCAGCGATTGGCAAGCCGTCGCGCGTTGACATCAACTCACGGGGCAAGGCGATTAAGAAAGGCGCGGTGCTGTATGGCATCGGCACTGACACTTGCAAAAACACGTTGATGGGCCGTCTGCGTCACGCTGAGCCTGGCGACGGTTACTTGCATTTTCACGCCACTACGGGCCAGGAATACTTCGAGATGTTGACCGCCGAGAAACAGGCAATCAAGTTCCGCAATGGTTTTCCAGAACGGGTGTGGGTGTTGAAGCCTGGCAAGCGCAATGAAAGCTTGGACACCCTTTGTTATTCGTATGCAGTGTTTCAGCTGATGTATCGCAAGTTTGATCGCAGGACTATTTGGGATCAACTGGAAAAGCGCTTGGAGCAGCCGCTAAGATCAAAGGAAGCAAAGGCAAAGCCAGCCGAGCCGTCGTTCGTCAACAACTGGTAAGACCGTGACTCAGTTACCGGACCAAATCAGGGCAGGCGACACGATCAAATGGCGTCATGATGCGAGCAGGGATAACCTCGGCAACTCAATCACTAGCAGTGATTACACGCTGACTTATTACTTTAGAACCAATATCAACAGCGAAGGTCACACTGTTGCAGGAACTGCATTTGGTACGGGCTGGGAGTTCACAATCAGCGCGTCTGATTCGGATGGTTTTGATGCAGGGAGTTGGTTTTGGCAAGCGATTGCGACCAAAAGCAGCGAGGCAGTAACCCTGGCTAGTGGCCGGATTGAAGTGCTGGCTGGCTTGGATTACAGCGGAACGCCAGCTGCTTTTGACGACCGTACACAGGCTGAAAAAGATCTTGCTGCTGTTCAAAAAGCAATTAGAGATATTGCTAACGGCAACGCTGTTAAGAGCTACAGCATTGCTGGGCGCAATTTGACTCGCTACGAAATGGCGGATCTCATTGCTTTGGAATCTAAGCTCAAGTTTGAGGTGCAGCGTGAACGCCGTGCCGCGCTGATTGCCAATGGCAAGGGCGATCCCTTCAACCTCTTTGTTCGTTTCTGATGAGCCTCGCAACTCGACTCTTTCGGGCTCTGGGTTATGAGCCACGCCGTCCCAGGCGGCGTCAGTATGAAGGCGCGACGATGAGTCGGCTGACGTCTAGCTGGGTAACTGGCGGGACAAGTGCTGACGCTGAGGTGCATGGCAGCCTTGCCAGGTTGCGCAACCGCGCACGTCAGTTGGTGCGGGATTCTGATTACGCGCGCCAAGCTAAGCGCGCCGTGATGAACAACGTCATTGGCACAGGCATCAAGTTGCAGGCCCAGGTGCTGATGCAACGTGGCGGCCGGCTTGATGAAGACCTGAACAACAGGATTGAGAAGGCTTGGAAGTATTGGGGATATAAGAGCTATTGCGACGTTGCTGGTCGCCTCTGCTTTGCCGACATCGAGCGGATGATCGTCGGCGCGATGTGCGAATCCGGCGAGGTGTTCGTCAGGGTGATTCGTCGTCCGTTTGGCGGCAGTCAGATTCCATTTGCTCTGCAGCTTTTTGAATCAGACCAGTTGGACGAGACTTATACGGGCAAGGCCAGCGCCAATGGCAATGAATGGCGCATGGGCGTTGAGGTCGATAAGTTTGGCCGCGCTGTTCGCTATGCGTTTTTGCAGAAGCATCCTGGCGATGCACCGTTTAGCGGCACAACAGCAAAGCGGCATCTGATGCTGTCGGCTGATGAGGTGCTGCACCTCTACATCCAAGAACGCCCAGGTCAAACTCGTGGCGTGACGTGGTTTGCATCAGCAATCAAGCGTTTGCATCACCTTGCTGGTTATGAGGAAGCAGAGGTCATCCGGGCTCGTGCATCGAGCAGCCTAATGGGCTTTATCACCACAACTGAGGGTGAGCTGGGCACTGCTGAAGAGGTCTATGACGGTGACCGCGTTGATTCGTTTGCGCCTGGCGTCTTTAAGTATCTGCAGCCCGGTGAGTCAGTCACTGTGCCCCAGTTGGATGCACCTGACGGGCAGTTTGAGCCGTTTACGCGCGCGATGCTGCGTGCTGTCGCTGCTGGTCTTGGATGTTCTTACACGCAAGTGTCATCTGACTTCAGCCAGTCGAACTACAGCAGCTCACGCCTTGAGTTGCTGGAAACGCGGGACAACTGGCGCGCCATTCAACGTTTTCTGATCGAGAACTTCCACCAGCCAGTTTTCAACATGTGGCTTGAGATGGCGGTGATGGGCGGCGCTCTTGACCTGCCTGCTTATGAGGCCAACCCTGACCGTTTCCGCATGGTCAAGTGGTGTCCACGGGCTTATGGCTACGTTGATCCGCAGAAAGAGGTGGCGGCGTATAAAGACGCAGTGCGCTGTGGATTTAAGACGTTGTCTGATGTTGTGGCAGAGCAAGGTGGTGACCTTGATGATCTGCTTAAGCAACGTCAAGCTGAGCTGGCGATGCTCGATGAAATGAACATCGTCCTTGACACTGATCCAAGTGAGGTCAATGGTGGCGGTGGCGCGCAAGCTGGTCTGGGCATTGGTGCAGCCCCTGCGTTCTCTGACACCGAGCGACCTGGCGAGGAACAAGAGGAACAGCCACAGCAACCGCAACCTGAGCCTGAGGTGACAGAAGATGGCGAAGGTTGAGGGCGTTGAGATTGACCTGATGCCCACAGAGGGCATGAAGGAAGAGGCGCAGCGTTATCGCGACTGGAAAGCTGATGGCGAGGCTGGTGGTACTGAAGTTGCAGCACGCAGGGCCACGCAGATCCTTAGCGGTGATGAGTTGAGCCCTGATGTTGTAGTTGCTATGAACGCATGGTTTGCACGCCATGAAGTAGACAAACAAGGCGAGGGTTTTTCATCAGGAGAGGATGGCTATCCCTCAGCTGGCAGGGTTGCATGGGCAGCGTGGGGAGGAGACGCAGGAATGAGGTGGAGTAGCGGTAAAGCAGATAGAATCAAAGAAATTCGTGATAGAAGCATGGACACGAATAGGGCTGAACCTGACGGCCTAAAAGTTGGCGATTTCGTCAGCTGGAGTGCAAGCGGCGGAACTGCTCGCGGCAAGATTGACCGCATTGAACGTGACGGCTCGATCAACGTGCCTGATTCAGAGTTCACGATCAACGGTGATGCCGATGATCCTGCAGCCCTGATCACTGTCTATCGCGAGGAGGATGGTGAATACGAGCCGACTGACACCAAGGTGGGTCATCGGTTCTCAACGCTGACGAAGATTCCTGCACTGCGTTGGCTTGAGGGCAAGAACTACAAGCGCAGCGAGACCACAACCTTTGATGAGGTTGAGGAACGCACTTATCAGTTCCCGTTCTCCTCTGAGTTTCCGGTTGAGCGTTACTTTGGTAGCGAAGTTCTGAGCCACGAAAAAGGCGCAGCAGATCTTGACCGGTTGAATGACAGCGCACCGCTGTTGTTCAACCATGACCCTGATCGTGTGATCGGTGTTGTGGAGCGTGCCTACATCGACGAAAAGAAACGTCGGGGTTACACGCAAGTGCGGTTTAGCCGCAACGATTTCGCTCAGCAAGTGCTGAGTGATGTGAAGGATGGCATTCTCCGAAATGTCTCCTTTGGCTACTCCATTGACAAAATGGAGGAGCGAGAAGGTGGTGACTTTGTCGCCACATCTTGGAGGCCCTATGAGGTTTCGGTTGTTTCAATCCCCGCTGATCCGGGGGTTGGGATCGGCCGTTCCTTAGTGGACTCCGAACCTGCAAAAGCTGCCTCGGCAGCACCTATCCCATCTGTTCCTGCAATGGAAAACACTGCACCTGATCTGCAGCAGGTGCGGGCCGAAGCCGCTGAGGCTGAGCGTTCCCGCATCGCTAGCATTTCTGCCCTGTGCTCTAAGCACGATCTCGAAGACATGGGCCGGCAACTCATTGAGGGTGGCCGCTCTATTGATGAGGCCCGCGCTGCCGTTCTTGAAAAGCTCGGCGCTAAGCCTGTTGAAACCGTCAAGCCTGTTGAGCTTGAGCAGCGTGATCACAGTGACTATCAGATTGCTGATGGCATTCGCGCCATGGTCACCGGTGACTGGTCCTCACGCGGTG